CTGTCTGTCTCTGCCACTTGTATGTGATAGTACCTGACTGGTCTACTGTTGCTGCAGCAACGAATGTACCAGCACCACTAGAGGATGTAGAGTTAGCAGGTTGTGTGCCGACTGTAATTACCTCAACTACATCTGCTGCGATTGTGTCATCAGATGCGTCGCCCGCTGCAGCTGCAGTGGCGTGTGTGAATGCAAGACATTCTGCCTTGTGACGTGTGTCACCATTGTGTGTAGTATATGTGCGATATAACCACCAACCTGGTCCTGAAATACCTCTAGACTCATTAGTGCCCTTTGTCATTTCAGTAGCATCTACAAAAACAAGACTGTAGTCAGTTATGCTATCGCCACCCTTGATAACATATTCTGCTACTGCCTTGGGAGGTGTCCTCCTGATTGCATTTGCTGCAGTGATAGTTGCGGTTGATCCTGCATATACCTTATGAAGTTCTATAGCCGTCGCTGACGTTACTTGTTTTACAATGTAAGATACACCAGAGATATCTAACACGTCACCTACTTTGACAAGATTGTCAGAAGCGTCCGTGAAGTCTCCACTAGTGGTTACAGTAGCATCGCCATTGGTTACTCCAATGTTCGTGCCCATTGCTTTCGCATCGATTAGTCCAAATACAGCCATTGTTCTCTATAGTACGGGTGGTATCATCTATATGTTATTTATACTACTTTGCTTCTAGAGCTTCCTTCACTTTCTCAAAGAGAGCGTCGTCTGCTGTAGTCTTAGTTAGTTTTACTGCCTTACCGATGATAAGTAGACAGATTTCGATTAATTTTTCTCCGAGTTCTGCATCGTCAGGAATTTTCTTAACAGCAGAGTCGATTACTTTGTATGCCAGAGGCATTAAAAAATTACCAATCATGATTTTATAAAGCGGGGTACCTTATTTATAACTTTTTATACTCACTTGGTTTGATGCCTGCCATCTCTGCATCATGGTCTTGAGTGAGACCTATCATTTTCTGTCTCATTCTTTCCTTGATAACATTCATAGCAGCCTTATCTTCCTCGTCATGTGGAATTACATTACCTTCAGCATCCTTTTCATGATGCTCTTTCTTTACTTCATGAGGCTCATAACCAATACCATCGCCATCGTCATCCCACCAACGTTTTACTTTGCCTTTGGTCTTACCCTTAGCAGATTTCTTTGCAGCTTCCTTTAATGCATCCATAGACGCACCAAGTTTTGCTTTCATGGTTTCTTTCATGAGGTCTTCCTTCTTTGGATTAACTGTAATACCCTTTTTAGTAACGGTCTTGAGTGCACTTTTTCTATCAGGTGTTTTACTGGTAGGTTGCTCCATTACAAATCTCCTTTAATGTTACTTCGCCAGTCGTATTTTGGTTTAATTTCAAGTTTGAAAGATTCGACGTCGAGAGTCTTAGGATAGTCCTTGTCACCTGGTTTAGCAGGTTTCTCACCACGCTTACGTTTAGCATGGATGTTGTCCCAAAGACCTTTCTTACCCTCTTCAATCTTATCCTCTTCTTTAACACAGTTAGGTACTACTTTTCCGTCTTTCTTTTTAGTGCCCTTTGCCTTGTATCCTTTCCAACAAGTAGAAGCACCTACGTTTTTACGAGCCTGTTTCATAGACTCATGGAGATCATCTAGGTCAACACCGACGACGGATTCTTTTGCGATGACACCTATATCAACTGCATCCTTAGCAGTCTTACGACCATCCTTACCCATAACAACATAGCGTCCGTCTGCCTTGCGACCAGTGACTAGCATCTGATCTCCACCAGAGGAGACGACTCTACCTACGTTTTTATCACGCTTAAACTCCATCTTCTTCTTAGCAACTGCTTCCTTCTCAATAGGAAAACCACCGTAACCTTCGATTACAGGCTCCCATGAGTCCATCACTTCGATTGCTGCTTCAGCACCTTCTCTAAGATACTTAGTTAACTTTTCTACAGTGTCAGTCTCTAGTGCATGGAATATTTTATTCTGCTCTAGGAAGTTATACTTCATCAGTGCAGCAGACACTTTGATATCTAAAGTCATTGCTTTACTAAGGGGTTAGTCGTTAAAACGTATTATTATTTAGTCTTAGTCTTCTTTCTAAAATCAGAAAACTTGATTGTTGCTTGACCAGGTGTCATGTCTTGGACTGCCTTACGGTATGCATCTGTGCCTACCTTCCATGTGTTACCACTACCATCATCAGCAGAGTAATTAGATTGATCTTCTCTCTCTGTGATGTGATGTAACCATGCTTTATGCTCAGTGCCATCTGGCATTTGGAATATAACATAGTTGGTGCCACGATGGACAACATGTCCTGTTAAACCTGTGTCGTCGTGCTCTACTAATGCTCCTACTTTAAAAATATGCTCGAGCATATAGAAGTCACGAAATGTATTGTAGTCTAGTTTAGGTGCAAACTCCCATAGTGATTCACCAAACCACTCCTTGACATCTTTCTTTTTGCCTTTCTTAGGAGGGGGTGTCATTCCTGTCTTCACATCTGCCATCATCTGTTGACTATGCTTTCGACTGATACCCTTAGGCATCCCTGCATGGAATGAATCGTGGTCATCACTACTAGCATGCTTACGCATAGCAGATGCTGACAACTTCTCTATAGGATCTTCTGACTTGGGGTCTCTTGCTCCTGCAGACTTTATATTTATTGTATTGAAGTCGTAGTGGACTCCATTGTATTTCTTAGTTAGTGAGTCAAATTCTTTTACACGGTCATCACCTACAACCATAGTGACATGCTTGTGACCTTCGTCATTCAAGTCCTTTAAGATGTCAAATATGTTTCGGTGTGCCTCGTTGTTTTGGATCTTATCTTTATGCTGAGGAAACATCTTACGCATGTGACCTACTTTTTGGTCTGCGTTGAGGGGATTCTTTTTGTGGTCTTGGGATCTGCTAGGGTAGATTCGGTAGTTTCCCGAGTCGCCTCCGTGAGATCTAACAGCATCGAGTAACTTACCATGGCCAGCATGAGGAGGATTAAACCTGCCAAAAGTAATTGCAACGTGGGGGTCAGCATCATTTTTCTTATTTGTACTAGAAGATTGACCCTTCGCGGATGGTGAGGGTTTCTTTGTAGTAGTCTTCTCTTTTGCTTCTTTAATGAAATCTAGAAAACGCATTAGCCCCAGTCTTTTGCTACGGTGAAATTGGCACGACTAAATTCTAGTCTGTCAACAAGTTTAAGAGCAGTGCCATCTTTGATAGCAACAAATCCTTCTGGACTTGTTACACGATAACCTGACTCGTCTTCAAGGAAGGTGCCAACACCTTCAATCTTTTTGAGTTTATTTATAATCATATTCTTTGCATCCATGAGGTTTCTAAACCCACTGAGTGCAGAAAACATAATAGTCTTGTTACTATTTAGAAAAGAAACAGAGTCAGATCTACGCTTTTCCCATTGCTCTTGTGTTTTAGGAGTCTTTTTCTTGATGATTTCCTTCTTATATCTGTCATCTAGGAATTTAATAAACTCCTGTGTCATCTTCTGTGACGTGTTAGGAATCTTTCCTTGACGTATAACTTGGTTGAAATAGATCTTAAACATAGAGGCAGGAGACATAGCAGATTTGTCTTTAGATATAACGTCTAGAAACTTACCGCCTGACCTGAGATTAGTCTTTGCTTGTCTAATAGTATTGTTGATGTTATTCTTCTCGCTGATACTTAGATTAGCGAGACCATTTACATTAGTAAATTCAGATGAGAATACTGCAACGTCTTTGACACCCTGTAGACCTTTAACATCTGCACCGAATGTTGCAGATAGAGAGTCCATGCTACCACCAACGTAGCGGGTATGAAAGACAATGCCCATGGTAGATTTTGCAACCTTACCACTCATCTCACTATCTTGATCTACAATGTAAGTGATTGTATTTGGTTTAAATCTATAACCTCGCTTGCCACTAACGGTAACAAGAGGAGGGGTAGAAGTATAGAGGAGGTCACCTTGTAGTATGCCGTCAATGGGTAACTTCTTAAGTTGCTTATAGCATTGCTTGAGGATACCATTGATAGCACCTTCGTAGTGAAAGTCGATGAAGTCTTCATTGTATCCTATCTTAGGTGTAGTCTTATTAAAGACTGACTTAGTGCCGACAAAAAACTCTCCTGTCTGTGGATCTTTACCACACACAATAGCAGGAGCACCGTCCCATTTCACAGTGACCTTCGTGTTGCCACCACCTTTACCAGAGGATAGCATGTCACGGAGAGACTCTAAAAAGGCAATGCTATTCTTAGCACCAGCTGAGCCAGCGTTAAAAATATCATCTTCTAAATGCTCTAGGTGAGTATTCTTTGCCATACTTCTATAATACTATACTTTGTTATGTAATGGGAAAGTAGTGTGCCACTTTATCATGTGGATAGAAACCCTGTGTCACCGTCCAAATCCATGCTACTAGGACGTATGTTGTTTATCTTAAGTGCCATCAGAAACGACCATCGTGCATTTGACTTTGAGTTAGTCTTAAGACGAATCCTGATATTACTACTAGTTACTGAGTCAGAAAACCGTGGGCATCCATATCCTTCTGGGTCTCTACCCATATAATATAGTCCCTTTCCTTTTATCTGTATGTAAAAGGTGCTCTTAGAATTATAATATGTTTCTACTTCTCTTGCTGCAGCACGACCCTCTGCCAAATACTTGTCTGGAAATCTTTTAAGATCTAACTCAAGACCTTTCTTACGTTGTTGTAGAGTCGCATCATTCTTTAATGTAAACTTGGCAGGTGTATTCTTTGCAGGTTTCCAATGATCGTTTGCTTCTCTTATAATATTAAAGTTTTCAGCGATGCCTATCATGGTAAGTGCTGCTTCTTTCTGAGCACTTGCCTTAGTCTTATCAATAGTAAACTTCATTGCTGATGTATCAAAGTCAAAATTCATCTGAGCAAAGTCAGCAGATAACTTTTCTTTTAATTCAAACTTTACTATACTACTTGCCTTCTTTAATTCTAAGTCTGCCTTTGTATTGTCTGCACCTGCGGGGTCAGACACATCAAAACCTTTGTCACGCAACGATCTGATAACGTCGAATTCATACTGGAATCCTGCGTTTGCTAGTAGAGGTGATGCTGCGTTGCCCTCCCCATCTAAGAGAGGCTCGTTGTCTTTCTTGCGTGCCATAACTATATTTATCGCACTCAGATCTATTATTCCAATGGCGGATTACTCCGCTAACAATAAAACAATTAGTGATGAGATAGCTAATAAAGATAAGAGATCGTACAATGACCACATAATTATCATAGTCTTTCGTTTTCTCATCACTGAAACTTCCTAGACTATACTTCCATATCTTAAATATCACCTGGCTTTCTATTCTCAGAGTAGTATTCGTCAAACTTCATCTTAGGATAGCGTGCTGCTAACTTAAGTGTGTTGATGTATATAACTTCATCCATACGAATGTCTAGTGCAGCACATGCATTCTGTGCATACCACAATACGTCACCCAACTCCTTAATGAGATGATCCTTGGTGTCTTCATTCCATGGTTTGCCTTGATATTTAATCTTCTTTACAATCTCCATAAACTCTCCACCCTCTGCTGACATACCAGATGCAGCAGTGTCTAGACGATTGATTTTACATCCTTTCTTTTCTAGTGCATCCATGTGCTGTCTGAATACATCATAGTGTTTACTAGGGTTAGAGCATGTTTGATCTACAAACTCAGCATACCTGTCGAAGTCGATCTTGATCTTACCATCTTCCTCTGTTTGCTTTGCTTTTTTCTCAGCACTAGACATTTTCTGTTTGACCTTTTCTTTGGTCTTATATGCACTGTTGAAACGTGGGTCAGAGGCAACGTCTTTAGCATCTTTAGGTGCTTGTGCTGCAGCATCTTTTGCTGCCTGCTCAAAATTGTCAGCAGCATCAGTCGCTGCGTTAGAAAACTTTTCTGCTTTCTGTTGTATGTCGTCTCCACCATCCATCTCAGGGGTAGGAGCGAAACCGCCAGGATTAACCTTCATATTTTAAAACCTTGGAATTTAGATTTGGTATCAGTTGTAAATTCTTCTTGATTGCTATCAAGAATATTATCTTGAGCACTTTGCTCACAATCATACAGCCTCATCTTCGCTCTGTCAATACCTAACACAAAACGTTTGTTGACTGTAGGGTCATTATATCTATTCTTTAATTGTTTGACCATAATCTGATTCATTGCTTCTAGATCTTCGGTTGCAATAAGTGCAAACATAAGATCAGCAGTAGCAGGTAAACCGAAAGACTCACTAGTATCGGTAAGCTCGACGTCACTGCTCCCATAACCAGAGCGAGTGGTCTGCGTAGCGGACACGATGGGGACATTGAATTCTCCTGCCAGTCCTCGTAACTCTTCTGCGATTGCTTTGACATAGGTGTAAGAATTAACTATGTTGTTTTTGTATCTGGAAGATGCACATATGTTTAGATAATCTACAAAGATAATCTCAGGATGGAAACCTCTCTTTAGTGACAACTCATTGAGTAGAGACTTGAAGTGGTTAACATGTGCAGATGCAGTAGGGTATTCTTTGATTACAAGACGACCTTGTGTCTTGTCTTGTAACTTTTCTATCTTAGATTGATACTTTCCTTTGCTGAATAGTGGATCACTTAACTGTTGGATTGGGACGTCGAGGAGGTTGGCATCAATTCGCTCAGCAATTTTTTCCTCTGCCATTTCAAGTGTAATGTAGAGTACGTTTCTGCCTTGCAAGAGGACGGCACTAGCCATATGGCACATGAATAAACTTTTCCCGACACCAGTACCAGCGAGTGCGATATTGAGAGTCTTATTAGGCAACCCACCTTTTGTAATTTTGTTAAAAAATTCAAGGTCGAATGGGATTTTCTCTTCTTTTCTGTGATAGAAGTCATAACGTGACTCTGAGTCCTCTATGTAATCGTGTCCAACATGGTCATCAAAACAAACAGACAATGCCTCTGACATAATTGTCGGTATGGCATCCTGATTACGAGCCTTGTCCTGACCATCAGCAATTTGGACAGACTCCATCAGAGCATTATATATGGCACGCTCTTTACACCACTTCTCTGTAGTGTCAAGCAACCAATCTTCATTATACTCCGTCTTATCTAGTCCACTTAGTATCTCTAAAACCTTATTGACAGCATCTTCTGTTAAATCTTTACGTTTCTCAACTTCTAAAGCAATAGCATTAGGCTCTGGAAGATTGTCATACGTCTCTATGAAGGTAGATACTTCTTTGAATACCACCTTCTGTGATAGATCATCAAAGTATTCTTCCTTAACGAAAGGTAATACCTTTCTCATGTAGTCTGGGTTGGTAATCAGATTACTGATTACAATTTCTTCTATACCTGGCATTATTGATAGTGTAAATATGTGCCTATAATGTATTTGTCATTACTGATAGGTTGCTCACCTAGATGAGGATACATCCATAGTGGAGGGAAGCAAAGCACACTACCTTCTTTAGGTTTGACCTTCATGTCTAGATTAGGAAAGGATGTTTCTCCTCCTTCCTCTACGTCATTTAGGTAGAAAAACATAACAAGAAAGCGACGTGCGGATGCATAGTCACCTACATCAATGTGGATATCAAATCTATCCTCAGTCTCTGCCGTATATTTTTTCATACGGATCTGCTCAATACTATTCTTGGGTGGCCAGAATGGTGAGCATGCAGTATCTTTCATGTAGTATTCAGATACTGATTGTATTTTAGCAATCAATTCGTTTTGTATCACACCCCATGCTTTATTATTCTCCTTCTCAGCGAGGAGAGTAACATTCAACTGTGTAAACTGTGGTTTGAATTGATTCTCCCAACGATCATGTGCTTCTGCATTCTCCTCAAACGATTTGATTGCATTCTTACATATGTTGGAGTCGAGCACATCATCATATACTCGAATAAAATCTTTTAGATCACTCGCCATACTTGAATTCCTTTTGAGCACTCTCGTCCAGTGCCTGCATTACTTCTTTGGTGAAGTATTTTTCTGGATCAGCAAGGATTGATTTAGGATATACATTAGACTCGCCAATGCGATAACGGTTACCAACCCGCTCGAAGACTCCATACTTTTCACCCAACTCCAATAGTCCGTAATATCTGTCAAGACCTCGTTCGTCATAGAATAACCTCGTTTCTATTTGTGCGTTTTCTTTTGTAAGTCTAGACTTTGCTGCCTTGACTTTAATAATATTTCCAACGACATCAGTGCCGTCTTTCTCTTTCTTTTTAGAAAGATATACTATAGTCGATGCAGCATATTTAAGTCCACTACCACCACCCATCTCTTTCGTGGGGATGTAAGATCCAACAACATCATAAGTATGATTTGTCACGATCATAGGTACATTAGCAAGACCTAGTTTCAAAGTCAATACCCTAAACGCACCTTTTAATACTTGTGCTCTAGTCATGTCACGAGTTTCTTTACCCGCTTCAGTATCTTCTATCTCTTTAGAGGTAGATAACATGCCAAGTGAATCCAATACAAACATCAGAGGTTTGCGATCAGACTCTTTCTGCTTCAAATATTTATCTACAATCTTAACTGCCTGTGTGCGAAACTCTTGTACGGTTGTCACAGGGACAATGATCATACGTTTAGAATCTATACCACGAGACTCAATCATTTGCTTACTGATAGCAGACTCAGACTCAAAGTATATGACACCTGCATCAGGATCTGTATCTAGGAAGTGACGGACAACACTCAAGGCAAAGAATGTTTTACCTGTGCTACTCTCACCTGCTAGTGCTGTGATCTTATTAGAAGGTAGACCACCGTAGACACTGCCACTCAATAAAGCATTGAGTATATAAGATCCAGTATCAACATATTGTGTAATGTCACCTGCAGAGATACCATCACTGGCAACTGCTGCAAATTCATTATCAATTTCCTTTATAATTCCAGTAAAAAAACTGCTAGTCATAATCATCCAAACATTGCTTCAAGTGTTGCACGTTGCCTTGCAGACCATCCGATCGTGTCAAGGATAACGGTAAGTGGATCAAGAAATGCTTTGTTAAATTGCATATCATAATCAATATATTCCTCTAGTTTAAACTCAGGAGGTAGAGTCCTAAAGAAGGAGATGACATTTTGGAAGTCACCCTTCTCCCCATGACGACCAAGTTTATTAGGTGTCTTGAGGAAGACATACTTGATCTTTTCACCCTCCTTTACGAGGGGATATTTATGTGTAAGTTTCTGCTCTTTGATAGAGTTATTATATAATAGCACACCTCGGACATGAATGGGGCAATGTGCTCCATAAAGTTTTTTAGGATGATGATATTTCTGTAAGTTGTTACACGATCTGGGGAATGCGATCTCATCTGTAGGTAGTGACCTAAACTTTTTCTCAAACTGTCTGACAAAACGCTGCACTTCTCTTTCATCAGTATTCATCATGAGTTTAAGGACGTCACGGAGTGCTCCACGACATGATGATGGGGTAGAAGACTTGACTGCTTCAATGCCCATGATCTTTAGTGAAGGCTCATGATACCTTACACCCTCACTATCCCATACGTTTAAAATATATCTCTTCTTGGCAGTCCATACACCACGATTAGCGATGTTTTCTCTCTTCATAAACATCTTCTGCTCGTAGGCATTTACATAGGTTGCCAATTCTTCATAAGAATTCTGTATATACTTTTCAAATTCCACGTCACACACCTTCGTAAGGAACCGCAATACGCTTTGATCGCTCGCCTCTCGCTCCTTGAATACCTTTTTAACCAGAGGATCCATATGCAAATAAATGGAATCGGTATCACTAGCAATAACATAATCTTTACCTTCCGTGTTTAATAGTTTGTTTAGAAATTTGTTGATCTTGTTTTCTATCCATCTGATAGATACTTGACCAGACAAAGTGATTGCCTCAGCATTTGCCAAGTTGTAGTAACGGAAGTATTGATTACCAATAGCACCATAGGCACTGTTGAGTTGAATCTTCCTTGCCATTTGAATGTTATTATATGTGGAAATATCATTCAATAGACTAGTATTACCTGTCTCCTCAAACTTTTGTTTGGAGGCAAGCATTTTCTTTTTAAATATCTTCCTTTCATCGTAGATGCGTTGCATCATCTTAGGAAGAAATCCATGTATATCCTTACGATACTGAGCACCATTAGCACAGACAGCGTAATCAGGATGGGCAGTAAACTCTTCGTCAAGGATCTTATCTACTGATACTTGTGGGTGTCTCTCCTCTACGAGTGTTTCGGGAGAGATATTATACTGCATTATAAGGTGTGGATACAGAGAATTCAAGTCGAAACTACACACCCAGTCATAAACACCTGGCACAGGTTCTTTTACATATGCTCCTGCATACTTGTCATCCTTATCAGAGGTGACCTTAGGGGGCACAACAATATTCTTTGAATACAAGTCATTATATATGAGAGTATCCCACATCTTTACCTGTGAGAATACATCATCAATGTTTACTTTAGCATCGTATGCCATGGTGACTGCCAACTCAACAAGTTTCATCTTGCTTTCTAGTTGATCAACCAACTCAACGTCATGGATGTTGTAATCTACAAATCTTTTCCAGTCTGAGGTATAAAAGTCTTTAAAGTTTTCATACATGCTATGGTCTAACTTATTCTCTCCCAACTCAACTGTAGATATATGCTCTAGACTGTATGATTCTTGTGCAGAATAGGTAAATTTTTTGTATAGATCAAGGTAATCTAGGATAGTTACACCAAGAATATCATAGACGAGATTTGCTCGGCCTTGCACATTTACGATGCGGTCTTTTACAACATTCCAAGGTGAGAGACTCTTCATCCACTTCTCTCCTAG